CTAAAAGCTCAATAGTCCCCGCTCATCATAGACACTTGTTCCATCACCTTGATGGCGAATACAACGGTCCAGTCCCATAATGAGTGCTACAATACCGTCAATCTTCTCGACTGACTTTTCCTTATCAGGCTTGATATTACCAGCAGGGTCTTGTCGCATGACCACGTTTTGTCCCATCCATTTCAGAACTGGATGCCCACCATGTTGAATCTTGCCTTCCATCATGAGTTTATAAAGTTCCTTTGATGGTGGACTCATATCCTTGTATCCCTGTCCGAAAGGCACCATGGTCAAGCCCATTCCTTCTAGATTCTGAACCATCTGTGTCGCATTCCAACGGTCATAGGCTATCTCCTTGATATGATAGATTTCCGATAAATCTTCAATAAATTTTTCGATAAAACCATAGTGAACAACATTACCCTCTGTAGTTTTGATGTAGCCCTGACGCTCCCAAACATCATACAGAACATGGTCACGTCGACATCTTAGTTCCAATGTATCCTCAGGTAGCCAGAAAAATGGCAAGATGATGTAGTTCTCTTCGCTATATCGTGGTGGAAAGACCAAGACAAAGGCAGTGATATCTGAGGTACTTGATAAGTCAAGCCCTGCGTAACAGTCACGACCCTTGAGAGCCTCATAATCTATTGGGGCATTACCTTTGGCATAGACATGTTCAGGAATCCAAGCCACGCTAGAACTCGTCCACATGTTGAGACGGAGTTGCTTAAAGACATTCTCCTCTGCTGGGTTTTCTAGAGCCTGTTGGTAGGCTTCACGAACACGGTCAATCCCAATGGTATGACCAAGGGATGGATTAGCTTTCAGCCAGTTGGCTTCGTCATTCCAATCATCTTCATCAGATAATCCATACACGACGGGATAAAAGGACGTGTCCTTCTTTCGACCTTTAAGAATATCAAGTGCCTTGGTGTGGAGTTCATAACAGATGGAGTTTTTATCTGTTCCAGCTGTTGTGATGATGAAAAAGAGGGGTTGTTCCCTGGCATCACCAGAACCTTTGGTTAAGACATCATAAAGATGGCGATTGGGTTGGGCATGGATTTCGTCAAAGACAAGACCTGACACGTTGAGTCCATGTTTGGTTCCTGTCTCAGCAGACAACACTTGGTAAAATCCAGCATTGGAATAGTTGACTATCCTCTTTGTCGCTCCCATAATCTTGGAGCGTTTCTCAAGCGGTCGGCTCATGAGAACCATTTGTTTGGCAACATCAAAGACGATAGAAGCTTGGTTTCGGTCACAAGCCGCTCCATACACTTCCGCGCTAGCTTCATTGTCAGCATACAAAAGATAAAGGGCAATAGCTGCGGCAAGTTCAGACTTACCGTTTTTCTTCGGAATCTCGATGTAGGCTGTCAGAAACTGACGATTACCATCTTCCTTAACAATCCCAAAGAGGTCACGAACAATCTGTTCCTGCCACGGCAACAAATCAAACTTCTTCCCTGCCCACTTCCCCTTGGTGTGGGCAAGGTTGTTGATAAAGGTAACTGCCCTATCTGCCTTTGCCTTGTCGTAGTGGGAAGTCGGAAGCATAAAAGGACTCGGTTCATAGTGATAAGTCATAGAATACCTCCTAACAAATCCTCCATCTCATCACCAGTACCAACCTCCGCATCCATAGTCGCCAAGCGATTACGAGCTGATGGTGTCAAACCAAACTGCTCACAGAACTTGAGCATGATTTTCAGGTTGGTTTGACTGATAGATACCTGTGGCACTTGTTGGAGATAACCATTTGGTGTTTTGATGATGGACCCATGTTTGGAGAGAAACTCTTCGGCTTCCTTCCAACGTGCATAGGCTTGGCAATAGCCTGCGAAGGCTGTCATATCCATCTCCGTTAATATCCCCATTTGTTCGAGGATTTTTCCCATCCGTTTCCATTCCTTCTTGGCATCATCTTCCAGCCACTGTGGGCAACGTGGGGCTTTCTGTTTGGGCTTAACCTCGTTAATCGGTAGAGGTCGTTTCCCTGAGTTTCCTTCAAGTATTTTCAAATTGGTAGGCTTTGGTTTTCGCCCTCTAACTGCCACGGTCTCACCTCCTTTTTGGCACAAAAAAAGGCTTCAAACAGAAACCTTTTAGTTCTTAACAACACTTTCAATCTCCTCACGAGATAACTTAACACTCGGTTCTAAGTTATGGTAATGTCGTTCATCTTCAAACACATCAATCTCAACTCTAGCGGTCGGACTAGTCATTAAGCTAATAACCTCATCATGCGATAAGGGAACGGCTTTCTCACCACTATCAAAAACGTATCCATTGTACCCCTGTCTCAGATAGTTGTAGAGACTTTGAATAAAGCCGTCACGGTCAGGCTCAACCTTGACCACACTATCAATACCGTACAATATGTTTAAGCTCTGTCCATTATCCCAAGAGACAAGGAGAGAACCAATGTCATCTACATCAAGCACCGTGCCAAGCATCCCCACTGGAACTGGGCGAGGGTCGTCCATCTGGACTAACCTCACCCTTGTCCCTTCTGGGTAGGTTGACTTGATTCGGTTTAGAATCTTGTCGTTCATCTTATGCTCCTAATGTTTCAAATGCCCATTTGACTGCGTGACCTTGGTCTTGAAAGGTTTCTTCTGAGGTTTTCTCAAGGTTAAGGTCTGCCTCCATGCGATTGGTGTACTCGCTAAGGCTCTCGTATTTGTAAATCTCAGCCACAATGCCTTTGTAAGTTGGTGTGGCAACAATCACCCAATCCTTGTAAGGAAGGATGCTTGCGGTTGCTGGATAATGGCTGTAAAGTTTTTCAAGTGTTGTGGTTGTCATGGTTTTGTTCTCCTCTTCTTTTGTTGGTTACATATTACCTCTAAAGAGGACTTATATCCAGTCATTTCTGCTTATTATTTGCAGATTTATTGGCTTCTAAAATAGCTTTCCCAATGGCATAAACCACGGTTACTGTCACGCCATTGCCAGCCTGTTTGTAGAGCTGGGCATCAGAGTTAACAGCCTGAGCCTTGTCAAACAAGTCATCTGAAAACCCTTGGAGTCTGAAACACTCTCGTGGGGTCAAACGTCTGATTTTCACCACTCGACCCTTCCAAACCACGGCACCCATCTGACCACCACAAGAGAGGTTGTGTGCGATGCCCTTCCCTACTCTGGCTCGTCTCGTCTGTGAGCCTGGATAGGAAAGGTCAACAGAGTCGCCAACCTCTGCGACTTGGTAGTCCTGCTTTGTCCCATTTCTGACCTTGATGCCTTCAAGGACACCGTGACGGTCTTGAGAAGTCAGAGTAAACATAGGCTCATCCTGTTCCTTTAGCCGTCTACCATTTTGGCGTTTAGTGATTCTATCTGGGGTCAGAATGGGCTGAACCTCAAGAACACCAGAGTTCATTGCTGTTCTTTTTGTAGCTCCTGCCGTATAACGAGCGGTTATACACCGTGCTTCTTCAGTTAGTTTTGGCTCGGTCAAAGACTGGTCAATCAGATAAAGACCTGTCTTAGCTCCTAGTCCTCCCCCCTCACCAACAAGGGTTGTGGCAATGCCACTTGGGTCGTAGACTCGATAGCTTTGCATGCCACCTACAAGTTGCTTAAGATAGCTACCGCCTTCTCCGCTGAGAGGTAGTACTTGTCGTCGACCTCGACTTCTAAGATGTCCGAGAGTGTAGATACGTTCTCGGTTTTGGGGAACTCCGTAGTCTTTTGAGTTGAACACTTGCCATTCAAGGTCGTACCCTGCTTCATCCAAGATAGAGAGATAGTCGAGATAATCTCGTCCCCCGCCACTTGATAGAAGTCCCTTAACATTTTCAAGGAGAACCCATTCGGGTTTATCTTCTTCCTTTTGGCTTTGGATGAGGTCAACAAATGTAAAAAAGAGTCCACTTCGCTCACCGTATAGGCCGGCTCGCTTTCCTGCGATAGACACATTTTGACAAGGGCTTCCCGCAGTCCATAAATCTGCTTTTGGAAGTCGTGTGGGGTCAATGCTTGTGATGTCGTCATGAAACCATTCTCCTTCTGTATCGTACATTGCTTCATAGGATTTCCGTGCAAACTTATCCTTCTCACAATACCCAAGACAGGTCATACCTGCCAATTCCAACCCACGACGAAAGCCACCCACTCCTGCAAAGAAATCAAGAAAGGTTAGAGTCATAGGTCATCCTCCATATGTGCTTTAGCTTCGTCATAAGATAAGGTCTGACCATTTCGAAGGACTGTCACATCGGAATTAGCAGTCGACTCCATGTAGCGTTTGACAATGACATCCACAAACTTTTCATCAAGCTCTATGCCGTAACAGATTCGACCAGTTTGGTCAGCTGCCATGAGGGTTGAGCCTGAACCAAGAAATGGGTCAAGAACTAACGTTCCTCGCATGGATGAGTTTTGGATAGGATATGCCATGAGATGAATCGGCTTCATGGTTGGATGGTCTTTACTAGACTTAGGTCGGTCATATTCCCAGATAGTTGTTTGCTTACGGTCACTGAACCACTGGTGTTTTCCCTTTTGTTTCCAACCAAAGAGACAGGGTTCGTGTTGCCATTGGTAGGGACTGCGTCCGAGAACCAGTGAGTTCTTCTTCCAAATACAACAACCGCTCAGATAGAAACCAGCATCCTTGAAAGCCTTACGGAAGTTAAGCCCTTCCGTGTCCGCATGGAAAACATAAATTGAAGCATCAGCTTCCATGTGGCTTTCAATCTGAGTAAACATGTCGTAGAGGAAGTTATAGAAGTCACCGTCAGACATATTATCGTTGAGGATTTTTCCAGCCGTCTCTTCCACGTTCACGTTATAAGGCGGGTCCGTCACAACAAGATTGGCTTTCTTATCTCCTAGCAATTGGTCGTAGGTTTCTGCCTTAGTTGAGTCTCCACAAATCACTCGGTGTTTTCCGAGTTGCCAAATGTCTCCACATCTTGCTACTGTTGGTTTCTTCAGCTCCTCTTCCACATCAAAGTCGTCTTCAGCCAAGTCCTTATCGTGGACGTTGGAAAGAATATCATCAATTTCTGGAGGTTCAAACCCCGTCAGGTCAAGGTTGAAATCAGACTCTTGCAAGTTCAAAAGCAAGTCTGCTAGAAGCTGATCATCCCATTGACCAGTGATTTTATTAAGGGCAATATTAAGTGCTTTTTCATCTTCCTTGGACAGAGAAACAATAACGCACTTAGCCGTTTCATACTTGAGGTCTTTCAATACCGTCAAACGTTGGTGTCCACCGATGACTGTCAAATCTTCGTTAACGATGATAGGGTCTACATAGCCAAACTTGAGTAGGCTTTGTTTAATCTTTTCGTATTCCTTATCCCCTTTCTTCAATTTCTTTCGAGGGTTATAAGAGGCTGGTTTTAAGTCACGAAGAAGAAGTTCCTTAATTTCCATATTGGGTTGCGTTGTCATGCACTACTCCTTTTCTAAATCGATTTCAATATAACAAGGGTGTCCGCAGAACTTCCTTGTTGGATTGGCATAGGATAAAAAAGACCTGCCACAGTTTTGGCAAGTCAATTCGTCATATGCGGTTTTTGTTTTGTCGTGCTCCTCTTTATGAGTGTCCCAATAAACTTTACGACACTTATCAGAGCAGAACTTTTTCGGTCGACCTTGATTAACATGATGAAGCTTTTGCATGCAATTTTTACAGTACAATCGCTCCCCTTCATCAATTTGTGTTTTTACTAATTCTCCAGGACCTTTTAGCTCTGGAAATCGTCGACAGTACTGTTTGACTGAACCTAGTGATAGATTAAGCAGTTGAGCAATAGCACCGTACCCAAGGCCATCACTTCGTAATTTCCAAATTTCTCGACGTTGATTATCGTTCATTTGTTTTCCTCCAAGGTCAAAATTTGCATGATTTGATAATTATTCTCTAGTTTTTCTCTGTAAAGTAGCCTAAATTGTAAACCATTAAACGATACATACCCTAATAAAATAACTATTCTAACAATGGGTGAGGGCTGTTTTCATATCGTTTTTGTATGCCCCTAACGAATTTTGCGAAAATGCACATTTGAGGGGGCGTCGGTCTTTTAACGTTCGTGTTTTAGAGATTGCATCCCCCCTCCCCCTAGGGACATTATGGTTTGCGATTTCACTTTCGTTTTGTTATAATGTATATACAATATATACAGGAGGTCAACTAATGGCTACCATTACTAAAAATTCTCAATTTAGCTTTCGAACCAACGAAGAACTACTAGCCAGAGCTAAAGAAATTGTTGGTTATGAAAACATAGACATGTCAACCCTCTTTAACAACTTGTTAGTTCAAGTCGTTCAACAAGGGCAAGTGCCATCACTCCTTTTAGATGAGGAACAATCTAAAAAAGAGCGTATCATTGACGAACTTTATAGTGAGATCCAAAAGGGCTACCAAAGTTATCTTGAGGGTAAGGGCAAGTCACTAGACGAGGTGTTCGCAAAATATGGCGTTTAATCTATTAATCACACCAGAAGCAGAAGGTGACTTGGATGGGATTTACAACTACATTCTCACTCACTTTCTTGCACCTCAGGCTGCGGAAAACACCATGTCTAACATTAAACAAGCTATCACAAAAATAGCGGAAGTTCCTAGTCTTGGCATTGATGTCTCTGAACGTGTCGGACGTCAATTTTCAAAGGAGCATCCGTTAAAGATGATGATTGCAGGCAACTACCTTGTCTTCTATGTTTATGACGACCATACCGTCGCCGTTCTGAGAGTCCTCTACCAGAAACAAAATTGGGTACACCTTTTCAAATAGATCGAACCACTTTCGAGTGGTTTTTTCTTATTCAAAAGCGATAGGTATACTCCTGGTACAGATCCACTGTCTTAGTTTTTCTATCATGACAAGACTTGCAAAGTGCCTGCCAATTGTCTTGGTCCCAGAAGAGTTCTTGATCACCTCGGTGGGGTGTGATGTGGTCAACCACAGTCGCCTTGGTTAGTCGTCCTTCTCTTTGGCAGTAGACACAGAGAGGATTGAGCTTCAAGTAACGAAGTCGCGCCTTATTCCACCATGCATTGTAACCTTTGGCTTTGGTTGACTTAGCGTCAAGTGCGTGGTTAGACTTGTGATCATCACAGTACTTATTTCCATAGCTTACAAGGTTTGGACAACCGCTTTGCTTACAAGGTGTACTTGGTCTGCGCGGCATCTTACTGCTCCCAAGGAAGGTAAGGCTTGGTAAAGTGTCCAAGGCAGGTGGTCTTAGTGTAGTCCACATCTAAGAGGTTCAGCTCCTTGATGATCCCTTGTGGTGTCAGGTCGTAGCGTTCACGAACCACTCCCTCAAGCTGTTCAGCAGGGTAATCACTGGTTCCAAAGGTGTTCACGTAAACACCAACAGGCTCCGCAACTCCAATGGCATAAGCCAGCTGTACTTCACAACGTTTGGCATAACCTTCACGGACGAAGTCCTTGGCAATCTTACGTGCCATGTAGGCGGCTGAACGATCAACCTTAGAGGGGTCTTTACCAGAGAAGGCACCACCTCCATGGTGGGCAAAGCCACCGTAGGTATCCGCTACAATCTTACGACCAGTCACTCCAGCATCTGCGTAAGTCCCACCAAGAACAAAACGACCAGTTGGGTTAACCAATACCTTAAAGTCAAGGTTCTGACGGTAGCGTTGAGCAACGGACATCATAGCTTGAGTGACAATACGTTTCACTGATGCAAGGTCAACTCCGGCATCGTGTTGTATAGACACAAGGAAGGTCTCGATACGTTTGTTTTCGAAGTCGTATGTTACTTGAGCCTTGGCATCCTTACCCAAGCCAGGATGTCCAAGATTCATCAGTTTCTCAAGCACTCGAGTTGCAAGTACATAAGGAAGCGGCAAGAACTCAGGTGTTTCATCGGTCGCATAGCCAAACATAATGCCTTGGTCGCCTGCTCCACCACTATCGACCCCTTGAGCAATTTCTGGGCTTTGAACACCAAGGAGATTAGTCACCATGATATCCTCCTTACCATAAGGTTCAAGAACCCTTTTGACAATTCCTTCGAAGTTAAAGAAGTGTTTGGTTGAGACTTCTCCTGCGACAACCACTTGGTTATCTTTGATAAGTGTTTCAACTGCCACTCGGCTGTTCTTATCGTACTTGAGACATTCCGTCACGATAGCATCTGAGATTTGGTCACAGAGCTTGTCTGGGTGTCCGCATGAAACTTGTTCACTGGTATAAATCATGTTTTCCTCCACTCAAAAAGCCCAACCCTTATGGGCTAGGCTTTGGTTTATTTTACTGATTGTTGACCTGCCTTGTAAGCCTCCTCAAGGGCGGTTTTCAAGGTCCAAACTGCAATGTCTAGAAAGTCTTCGTTATCGCTGTGTCTTGTTTCCAAGTCTGAGCGTCCGAAGTTTTTGTAGATAATTCCGAATAAGTCTTTTTCCATTTGAGTTTTCATGGTATTGTTCTCCTCTTCTTTTGTTGTGTACATATTAGCTCTAAAGAGAAGTATTATCCAGTCATTACTGGGAAAATTTTTATCTTTTTCGACATCTTAAGTATAACACAGCAAAGAATTAAAAGCAGTACCATGTTAGTAACATCTTAGTAACAGGGTAGTACCACCTTAGTAACACCCCCGTACCATGTCACCCCGTCATACTCATAGACTTACCTGCAAAACGATAGTACTCTTTGACTTGTTTGATAGCCTTTTGACGATAGCGACTGACAGTCATCCGTGAAATATTATGCTTTGGTAGTAGCTCCTCCCAAGTTAATCCAACTATAACCAAATCAATAATGATGTCCCTAATCACCTCGTCAACTGAATAAATCGCTAAATTAAAAAAGTCAATATCAGCTTTCAAGTTACAGTACTTTTCAAAAAGCGATTGTTTGTACTCCTGCTCTTCAGCTAAGAATTTCTCATGATAAGAAAGAGCCATATTTTCAGTCCGATGGTTTGTCTTACTCATTTTGACTTTCTCTTCTGTTGATTGCTGCATAGCAAGGGAGTACAGAAAGGCATCTTCTGAGACTGGTCTATAGTTTTCAAGAAGATTCCTTGCGATTGATAACTCTCTTTGTGCCTCTTGGTAATGTTGGAAGTAATAATCAACCTTATCCATTCATTCCTCCTACTTGTGCTTTAACAGCTTCAATTAACCGTGATTGTTGAGCATCTTTGTTTTCTAGTGCTTTGAGGATTTCTTCGTCAATGGTGCCTTCGGTCACGATGTGTTGGATGACTACAGTCTCAGATTGTTGCCCTTGCCGCCATAGACGGGCATTGGTTTGTTGGTACAACTCCAATGACCAAGTGAGACCGAACCAAACCAAGTGATGCCCACCCTTTTGAAGATTCAGACCGTGACCAGCGCTTGCTGGGTGTAGAAGGCCAACAGAAATATTCCCCTTATTCCACTCACGGATATCGTCCTCAGTTTTAAGGACCGCGCCCTTAACCTTTAACTTTATCAAACGTTCCTCAATACGCTGAAGGTCATGCTTAAACCAATAGGCAACCAGTACTGGCTCACCGTTGGCTGCTTCGATAATATCTTCAAGGGCATCGAGTTTCTGGTCATGTAGGCTCACTACTTGATGGTCGTCAGAGTAGACAGCACCATTGGCCATCTGCACCAGCTTATTTGACAGACTAGCCGCATTGGCAGCTGTCACCTCACCATCTTCCAAATCCGAAAGCACATAGTCTTTCTTGAATCGCTTATAGTTGTCCGTTTCTTTGTCAGTGAGATGAACCACCTTCTTGGTCGAAATCAACTCAGGCATATCCAAATAATCCATGGCTTTCATGGAAATGGTAATGTCGTCAATCTTGTCATAGATTTGGCACTCCGCATAGTCCATTGGGATATACTCGTAGACAATATTGCCGTTCCTACGTCCCTCGTCAAAGTATCGACTGCGGTATTCTCCAATGAAACGTCCCAAACGCTCACCACTATCAATGACCTTAAACTCCGCAAACAAATCCATAAGCCCATTTGAACTAGGTGTTCCTGTCAATCCCACGACACGCTTCATGTAGGGGCGCATAGCCATGAAGGCCTTGAAACGTTTGGACTGCCATGACTTGAAAGACGAGAGCTCATCAATAACTACCATGTCCCACTTGAAGTAGGGACTACATTGTTGCACCAACCAAGGGAGAATTTCACGGTTGACGATGTAGATATCCGCATCTTGCTCCAGGGCAGCTCTTCTCTGTTTTGGTGTTCCAACAATCTTAGCATAACGGAGGTGTCTCAGCTCCTCCCACTGCTCTATTTCATCACTCCATACGGTGTTTGCAACACGAAGAGGTGCGATAACCAGTACCTTTGAGACTTCGTAGCGATCAAACATCAGCTCGTTGATAGCTGATAAGGTCGTAGCAGTTTTTCCCATCCCCATGTCTAAGATGACCGCCGCATAAGGGGTTCTTATGATGAAGTCCTTGGTGACTTCTTGATAGTCATGTAAACTCAATTTCATCTAGCACTTCTCCAATCTTCTCAACACTGTCCAGCACATGAACTTTGAAGCCTAATCGCTCAAATAGTCTGTGCCTTGTCACTTGTAGTAAACGTGGCTTTCCACCAGGAGCTTTCACCTCCACCATGCCAAACTTACCCTTGGGTAAAAACACCAACCTATCTGGTACACCGCCAAAAGAAGGTGACACCCACTTAGGACAAATTCCACCACGCTTTTTCACTTCACTTACTAACTTCTGTTCAACAACTTTTTCTCGCATAACAAATCCTTTCGTCAAATTGACGTGTGGAGGTATAGTACAGTCATTTCTAAAACTCCCCTTATAGGCTTTTTTATAGTAAGTTTTACTTAAAGGATAGTTTTAGAAAAGACCATAATAGACCTACACAAAATCAAATCATGTTAGTCGTGCTAGTCCTTTTGACTAATCTGTTCTAGTGAGTAGAACTCATAAATTCTTGTCATCAGGTCAATGACTAGCACATCTAAAATCCCTCTCCATCTCCCTTGTGGAAGTAGGACATGGAAAATGATGGTCACTAGTCTAGGAAATCATAGTCATCATCAACCAATTTCAAACCTAGAATAAGGTTTCCTTTATTGGTACGTTTGCGTCTAAATCCTGTCTGATCCAGGGCAGAGTAAAAATCTGTCGTGCTGCGCGTGTACTCCATATTTTTGGTACAGTAGGCACGGTACTGACTGTAGAGTTCTCCAGATTTTTCTGTAAACTGATCACCAACTTCGCAACAGTCACTAAGGAAGTGCCCTAACCAATCATTGGCTTCTCTGTAGGCTTTGACGGAATTTGAAACAGCAGATGGCACACTTGTCTTGAAGTTTGCCTTGATGGCTTTTTCTGCCCCTTCAATAATCCAAGACATAATGGCTGGTGCTGCATGGTCGTACAAATAATCCGCAAAGTTCTTGATATCAGAGCGACCAGTGATTTTGGCGTTAAAAGGAATAACCACCAAACGTCGCCAAGTCCCATCATCGTTCGCTCCCACTTTAGGCAGATGGTTGGTATAAAGAACCAGCGTATGTGATGGCACAAAGTGGAAGGGATCCTTGTACTTTTTCTCTGCTTGGATTTCATCTGTAGAGGTAATCTGCTTAACAACGGCTGTATTAAGTCGCATTCCTTCAGCCATCTCAGAAGCAATCACGAGACGCTTTCCTTTAAGCTCCGCAAGTTCAGGACTGACGTTTCGCTTGTTAGACATGGTTAAGGCATCCGCCGATAATTTCCCAGAATAGCTTCCTAGTACACGAGCAATGGTGTTCCAAAAGGTAGACTTACCGTTTGCACCGCCACCATAGGCAATAATCATGTGTTCCTGATAAACCTTACCAATCGCTGCCATCCCAATGATTTCTTGAACATAGTCAATCAACTCTTGGTCGTTACAGAAAAAGGTAGCCAAGGTTTCCCGCCACAAGTCCTGGCCTTTGTCACTAGGAGAGACAGCTGTCATTTTAGTAATGTAGTCTTCAGGATTATGTTCTTGCTGTCCTTTTGTTCCTTGTCGCAAATCATAGGTAGCCTCAGGAGTGTTGAGCAACATGTCATCACTATCCAACTCTGATAATTCAACCGTAAGCATAGGCTTTGCGGTATTATAGACAGCCATTAAATTCTTATAGTCACGGTGTTTCATGACAAATTTATGGAACTCTTTTGCCGCAAGATAGGCTTTAAGATATTTCAACTGTAGAGAGGTCTCAACCGCATTTTCTAGACGTTTACCTCCTGCCTTGATGGTCATTTCATCAATACCTGAAGATTGAAGCTGTTTCTCTGTTGTTTCTAAAAAGGTATTTGCTTCCGCAAGTTGGTCATCGGTAAAGTGTACAACTGCCCCTAGTGCCAGCTGCTTATTCTCACGCCAGTGTGTTCCATCGTAGAAAAGATAGTCTGTCGCATTGGTGTAGGCTAGTTTATCTGCATATTCTCTAGCAAGAACCCCAGCTTCACCAACATCTGAATAGTCATCAGGTTTTAGTGATTCCCTTTGAAACTCTTCTGGTGACTTATAATCTTTGGAGTTTTTGATGGTTTTGTTATAGAAGCGAACAGCACTGCCCCAAATAGTGTCAAGCTCTGCTTTCTCAAGAGGAGGAACACATTTGAGTGCCTGTTCATCAAAACCGTCTCGTGCTTCTTTCGTTACACCTAAACGCTTAAGAATTTTCGCCGCAAAAACTGACATAGTTGAGTTGCGACTACCTTCAGTGATTGGACCTGTTGTTGGCTGATAGAAGTCTGCATCAAAGTCCTCTTCATCATCTTGAGCAACCATGTCATCCAGTAAATCCTCATCAATGGTCAACCAAGAATCATGCCACAAGACTTGTGCGTTAGGATTTCCAAAGAAGAAACGAGCCGCATCTTTGGCATTAGTGTCAAAGATGCCATAGCGATTTACAAGTTCTTCTTTCAGTAAGGCATAGGTGTCCTTATCTGTGATTTCATTGATTTGGAAGTAGATATGGAATTTGGGTCTGGCAGCCTTATCCCCTTTTTGAACCAAATGGTTACGACTGGTCACTAAAGCAAAGTTGTAATCCGCAAAGATATCTTTAAGTAGCTCTTCCGTTACCCATTCATCAGAGTTGTCCGTATGGTCATTATCAATATCCATGACCAATACATCTGATTTGATGAAGTTGGCATTGGAACGAGTATTATTGGTAAACAAGCCAGCCACATGGTCAAAGAGTGCGACCTTTTGTAGAGTTGTTTTGTCTGAGATCATTACTTGATGAGGATAGACCGTTGTCGTTTGAATACCTGTCTGTCCTGAATGAGATAAGGTAAATTGCATAAATCATAGCCTCCATTTTGGAAAAATAATCTGTGAAGGTTTCACTTCCTACCTACTAGGGGAAGAATGAAGGCGTTTAGTCCAAAAAGTTTCAAAAAAATTTTTTCTTCTATAAATAACTATTGAGCGACCTTCCATCGATCAATTTTTTTATATTTTTTTAAATCTGTTTAGACTAAAACGCAAAAAAGTCCCCCTAGTAGGTGTAAGGGCGAGATAACCCAAACAAACCTAAAGGAGGACTTTCTATGGAAAACACCATAAACCGTCAAGAACAAGAAGACTTGACAGACACTCTCATCGCCATCAGCGTTATCGCTAGGCTCTTAGCTCGTAAGTTACAAAAGGAGGAATCGAAATGAGTCAACATAAACAACTACTTGAACTAATTACAGAGATGGAAGGCACAGCTAAATACTACCTACGCTTGGTAGATGAGTTCAAGAAACTTCTCTCTACTGAGGAAGAGACAGACACAATTTCTGAAGAGCCAAAACCTAAACCACAAAAGGAACTCAAGTTGGAAGATGTTCGTGCCGTCCTTGCGACCAAAGCCAAAGATGGCTACAAGAATGAGGTGCGTGCTCTCCTCAATAAATATGGAGCTGAATCATTATCTGCTTTAGCCACTGAGCACTACGCAGCTGTTCTTGAAGAAGCTGGAGGAATTGGCAATGACTAATCACGCAGTACTCTCTGCTTCTGCTTCTCATCGCTGGCTCAACTGCCCACCTTCTGTACGACTTACCGAAGATATGCCAGATGTGACCTCAGAGTTTGCCCTTGAAGGAACAGACGCTCACGAGCTATGCGCTTATCTTGTTGAGAAGGCATTGGGTAGGAAGGTGCGTGATCCAACTAAGGACTTATCCTTCTACAATGAAGAAATGCAAACCTGTGCCGAGGAATATCGCAACTACGTCATGGAGCAAGTTGAGAAAGCTAAAGGCTATTCTCGTGACCCAACAGTTCTGGTTGAGCAACGACTGGACTTCTCTAAATGGGTCCCTGAAGGCTTTGGAACAGGCGACTGTCTGATTGTGGCTGATGGACTGCTTCAAGTGATCGACTACAAACACGGACTTGGCGTTTTAGTTGATGCAGACCACAACCCACAGATGATGTGCTACGCTCTAGGTGCTCTTGAGATGTTTGATGACCTCTATGATTTTGATAAGGTCACCATGACCATCTTTCAACCGCGAAAAAACAACATCTCTACCTTTGAAATTGATAAGACTGAACTACTTGAGTGGGCAGAAACAGAACTCTCACCCAAAGCTGAACTGGCCTTTAAAGGAGAGGGAGAGATGACCTCTGGTAAACACTGCCAGTTCTGCAAGCTCAAGAATGTCTGTCGCAAACGTGCAGAGGATAACTTGGCACTCGCCAAGATGGAATTTGCAGACCCTGCTACTCTAGACTATGAGGATATTGCAGAGATTTTGCCTAAACTGGACTTGCTGGTTTCGTGGGCAAATGATGTCAAAGCCTATGCTTTGAAAGAAGCAACTGAAGGACACAATATTCCAGGCTACAAACTTGTAGAAGGACGTTCGGTTCGTAAGTTTTCAGACGAAGCTGCTGTCAGTCAAGCTGTGATGGAGGCTGGCTTTGACCCTTACGAAAAGAAACTCCTGACCATCACTGCCATGAGCAAACTCCTTGGCAAGAAAACCTTCAATGACCTACTTGGTGGTCTGATTGTCAAACCAAGTGGTAAACCAACACTCGTTCCTCTTGATGATAGTCGTCAAGAGATGAACCTAGCTAAAAATGAATTCAAAGAGGTATAAAAGAATGTCAACTAAAGTACAAACAACAAAAGTGATTACTGGTAAAAACACACGCTTCAGCTACTTGAATGCCAATGAACCAAAATCCATTAACGGAAGCACACCGAAGTACAGCGTCTCCCTCATCATTCCAAAAGATGATATTGAGACTGTCAACAAAATCAAAGCAGCCATTGAGCTTGCCTACAAGGAAGGTGAGGCAAAACTCAAAGGCAATGGGAAAACAGTACCAGCACTTTCTATCCTTAAAACACCACTCCGTGATGGTGACCTCGAGCGTCCTGATGATGACGCTTATCGCAATGCCTACTTCGTCAATGCCAATTCACCACACAAGCCAGGGGTCGTTGACGGGAATCGTCAAGAGATTATCGACACCTCAGAACTCTACTCCGGTATCTACGGACGTGCCTCTATCTCCTTCTATGCCTTTAACTCTAATGGCAACAAGGGTATCGCCTGCGGTTTGAATAACTTGCAAAAACTTCGTGACGGAGAACCACTCGGTGGACGTACTCGTGCAGAAGATGACTTTGCGACTGATGACGATGATGATTTCTTGAACTAATAGAGGAGGATATTACTTATGGACATTTACACAATTTTACTTTGCATAATTCTTGGTATTTACGTCTTTCTTGGACTCTATCTCAACTACATGACCATCCGTGACGATATTCGTCGTGAGAAAGAGCGAAAAGCTGAAAAGAAACGTCAAGACAACAACACAACTCCGCTACATCGTAGCCGTTAATACTTCTGGTGGCAGCACTCCTGCCACCTTTTTATGAAAGGACAAACTATGCCAATTAAAGAACTATCGATTGACTTAGAGACCTACTGCGAAGTGGATTTGAGAAAGTCTGGTGTCTATCGCTACGCTGAAGATGATTCCTTTGAAATTCTTCTTCTAGCTGTCTCAGTTGATAACGAACCAGTAACCGTTTATGACTTAACAAAGGAAGAACTTCCTGATGAAATCCTACAAGCATTGGTAGATGACACCATCATCAAGTGGGCATTTAATGCCAGCTTTGAACGCATCTGTCTGTCTAACTGGCTCAAGAAACATCACCCAGAATTACTATCCGAAGGTTTCCTATCTCCAAACTCATGGCGATGCAGTATGGTTTGGTCAGCATATCTTGGTCTGCCACTCTCACTTGAAGGAGTCGGAACTGTCCTCAAGCTCAAGAACCAAAAGTTAAAGGAAGGCGGAGATTTAATTCGTTACTTCTGCCTTCCTTGTAAACCAACCAAGGTTAACGGTGGACGAACACGAAACTTCCCCAATCACGCGCCCGACAAGTGGTCTGCTTTCATTGATTACAATAAGCGTGACGTTGAGGTAGAGTTAGCCATCAAAGAGAAACTCCGTAACTACCCTGTTCCAGTCTTTGTTTGGGAGGAATACCATCAAGACCAAATCATCAACGACCGTGGGATTGGTATTGATGTGGACTTTGTCAATGCAGCTATTGCCATTGACGGGGAAAGTAAGACTAAAATCCAAGAAGAATTGAGAAAACTAACTAGACTTGATAATCCCAACTCCGTTCTTCAGATGATTGGTTGGTTAAGAGAACACGGAGTGACCACTGATTCCCTCGATAAGAAATCTGTAAAAAAACTCCTCAAAACTGTCGATGAGAAAACTGCACAAGTTCTCAAACTTCGGCAGCAAGCAGCCAAATCCAGCGTCTCCAAATACCAAGCAATGATGAACTGTGTCTGTAAAGATGGACGTGCTAGAGGAATGTTCCAATTCTATGGAGCAAACCGTACTGGGCGCTGGGCTGGTCGTTTGGTTCAGTTGCAAAACCTTCCACAGAACCATCTTCCTGACCTTGAGGAAGCTAGAAAACTTTTCAAAACTGGTGACCTAGAAGCTACTGAGCTACTTTATAACACGCAGTATACTTTATCTCAACTTATCCGAACTGCATTTGTCCCAAGCGATAGAAAAAAATTCATCGTCTGTGATTTCTCTGCCATCGAGGCGCGTGTTCTGTCTCATCTTGCAGGAGAGACATGGCGAAGCAGGGTCTTTGAAAAAGGAAAAGACATCTACTGCATGTCTGCGTCACAGATGTTCGGAGTACCCGTTGAGAAACATGGGCAAAACGCTGACCTGCGTCAAAAAGGGAAGATTGCGGAGTTGGCTTGTGGATATGGCGGAGCAGTTGGTGCTCTTAAAGCAATGGGCGCCATTGATATGGGACTTGAGGAACAAGAACTCCAACCACTAGTGGATTCTTGGCGACAAGCCAATCCCAGCATCGTCCTTTTTTGGTGGGATGTGGATAGGGCTGTGAAAACTGCCGTCAAAGAACAAATCCAAACCGAAACTCACGGCATTCAGTTCGAAGTCAGAAATGGGATGTTATTTATCACTCTCCCTTCTGGTCGAAAACTTGCCTACGTCAAACCCAAGATGGGTGAGAACCAATTTGGTGGAGAGTCTGTTACCTATGAAGGTACAGGAACTGCTAAACATTGGGAGCGACTTGAAAGCTATGGACCAAAGTTTGTCGAGAACATTGTCCAGGCCATTAGCCGTGATATTCTTGCCTACTCGATGAGACAACTTAGTGAGTTCAAGATTGTCGGTCATGTCCATGATGAAGTCATCATTGAGTGTGATCAAGACCAAGACCTTGAAGAAATTTCAACCTTGATGGGGATTGCACCAGACTGGATGTCTGACATTAACCTCCGAGCTGATGGTTATGAATGTTCCTTTTATCAGAAGGACTAGACACACAAAAAAACGGTTCACTACTAATTCAGGTAGTGAACCATTTTATATGTGATAAAAACTATTTCCTTAATTGATTGATGAAATCTTCCTTGGAAATTGCTATACCCAATTCATCATGAAAGTTGCGTAGAGTGCTAAATCGGTATGGGTTCAATGTCCTAAAAGTGACAGTTTCTCCCTTTTCAATCTTTGAACAAATCTCAATATACTTATTTACGTAATTCTTAACTCGTGAGAAAATACGATTTGAATTTCTTAGATAAAAAATCTTCTCATTTGGATTTTTAAAGTGATATATTCTTGAATTGTCAATATATTTTTCCTCGATAATCGTCAACTTACTGAAATCTAAAGCCTTCAGACAAATTCTTCCATCGTGACGTCTATAGGTTGTGTAAGGGAATAAATGACTTGCATTCCTAAGATGCTCAGGAAGACCGGAGCGAAGCGGAATTGCAATCAGTTGATTATTGATATCAAGAACCATAACACCATGTCCACGCGCATTATCTTCTTGAAACTCATCCAAATATTGGTAAGTATCGAAATAGTCTTGAGTTATTAGATGAAAATACAGACTATTCTTATTGATTTTTGACATAAACTAAACCTCTATCATACGAAAAAAGGGTCTTTCTTTTTAGAGTCGCGACCCTTACGACTACATCAACTTTAGAGTATTTTCTTTTTAGAGTCGGTATTACTCTCCGACTACTTCTACTTAAATTATACCAAAAACATCGCTAGTGTCAAATATAAACACTATTTCGGATTGAATTTCTTCAATAAAGCCGCAACCAAAGCACGAGCCTTTGGCAAGCGATAGAAACCTGTAGAACGTTTAACCCCAATCCTAGCAAATACATCTTCAATACTCTCATCAAACTCTTTAGCGAGTAAGCCCAAAGTGATATCATACAAATCCTTGTCTGCTTGCCTTACTTTCTCAAGTAAATCTTGCAGCATTTCTGCAAACATAAATTCTTCCAATTCTTCAGTAGAACTGTAAAGAGTAGATTCATCCATATCAATCCAGGCTTCATATGAGATAATCTCTTCAATATTCTTTGACTTACGTGTACGGAACTCATTCAAAAAGTTTTCAACGGCATCTTTATAGATACGTTCCGTTTTAGCATATTCTTCAGGAAAGACTGGGATAAAAGCAACCAGTACATAAACATTCAGCTGTTTAGCTGGCCTCCAAGACCGAAGGGTCTCTCTTTTGAGACGCATATCCTCAATAACTTGTTGGTTCTCAACCAACATAGGAGCTAGCATCTGCCCCTCTAAAAGTCCGACTTCTAGGGAGCATTCTTGTTTTTGACATTCGTTATAAATATTGTCCTTGTTTGTCATGTTTTCCACTTTCTGTCTTAAGCAGAGAAACGTGACAAGACAAAGAACTATTAAAAAGATTTTCTGACCACATCAGCAATTCCTCTGCTAATTCATGGTCAACTGACTTTACAAGTTGAACTGCACACCTAATTTGTACCCTTAAAGTCACGGTAAATCAGTTTCACTCATTTACAAAGTATCATCATTAGGCAACAACCATCTCAAATTACCTATTAGCGCTATTCGATAATCGAGATTTTTTACATTCGCAAAACTTTTTATGCGTTCGCAAATATATTTTTGAACATCGCAATCCTGTCATGATATAATAAACTTAATCATTAACGATTACTTTGTTCGACTCTATTGTATTAAATGAGATTTTGAATTCGGGGACAGATTAGTACAATACGGTACAGCTTGGTACAAAAATGAAAAGGAGATAATCACTTGGATTTTCCCACTTATTTTAGAATACTGAAAAAATATCTTGGAGATGGCGCGACTATCCCAGAGTTTTTTCGAGAACTCATTGAAATGATTACTGATGATGACGCCGAAGATATCATTAGTGCTTCTGGTATTACATCTGACAAAGCAGATAGTACGCTTATCTCTTATACAAAGCCCAAAAGAGGCTTCACCAAGAAGATGGCAAATCAATTGCTCTACCGGGTCAATTCAGCTAATATGACGGAGTCTATTGAAAGTAGGCCAGATGAAACTATTCAGTTACTAGCTAATGAATTTAATACTTATTATCCTGATATTACTGCTGAAAATGCCTCGCAAAGAATTCCAGAAATTTTCGTTGACTTCATTAGAGAGAAAGCTGGGATGGGAATATCAACCACAGCTCAAAAAGCTACATTTATTAACCAGTCGAATCAACTCAAAAAACAATATGGACAATTCTTACTGACGGAAGCAAATAACTGTTGTGCATTCCCAGGCTGTGATAGACCACTCATTTTAACAAGAGGTGGTTTAGCATCGGAAAACTATGAGGTTTCAACCATTGAAAAAGATAAGGACGCTGAACCACTGAATCTGATAGCCCTCTGCCCAGATTGTTTTTTAACCTATCAAGCAGAAAGTCGCAAAAAAATTGTAACAGCTCTAAAAAATGTTAAAAAGATTCTAGTCTCTGCACATAACAGCCAACAATCGATTTCTGATATGAAGTTAGATAGTGGAATTGTCTCAGTTTTGACTAGTCTCAATAAACTAAAATTTGATGAATATGATATCTCCTATGACCCGAAGCAATTGACTGATAAGATATCACCTGAGAACAATCGTACGCTTTATCAATTGGTTAAGAACCAAGTTATTGATAACTACTTAACCATTCAAAAAATCATTATAAATTTAGATAAACAAGGAAGAATCGATTACGAGGATATCCAATATCAAATGCGATCGATGTACAAAAAGTTAAAGGCTGCCAAGCATGGTAATCTTGAGATTTTCAATACTATTTCGGAAAAACTCCATAAAGCTACACTACAGGACATCTACTTCTGCCAGATGATTGTCTCTTACTTTATCCAAAAATGCGAGGTACTTGAATAATGCAATTACCAAATAAACTTTATTCCTATCAAAAAAGCACCCTAGCCTATTTACCTAGAGTGCTACATGAAATTAAAATGGGGAACTCAAATGTGAAAGATATCTTTCATACTATCTCAGAAGAGTTGGAGGATCCGACAGATTTCTTATCCATCATGGATTGCTTATATACATTAAACGCCATTGAAATGACCAATGAAGGAGAGGTAACATTATGCTTATAGAAATGTGGTCGCCAGTCTTTAAAAAGGATGGACAAACTCGGGAACCGATTCAATTTCACCCTGGATTAAACGTTATCATGGGTATGGACTTAGCTAATAATTCTATCGGCAAATCCTCTTCTTTATTAGCAATTGACTTCATATTCGGAGGTAATAGCTATCTAAAATCAATTGCGGTTAAGAAATTAGGTGATCATCCTATCTACTTCTGCTTTCAATTTGAGAAAAAGTTTTATTTTTCAAGAGATACAGCCAATCCTGATATCATTATAGTGTGTGACAAGAACTACTCTCCAACTGGTGAAATAATGGACCTTGGAACGTTTCTTAACAAACTTAAGAAACGATATCATTTGGAATCCTCCGATTTATCATTCCGATTAGCTATGAGTGGTTTCTTTAGAATTGCAGGGAAAAATAATCAAAATACCGATTTCCCGTTACAAGTTTATGCAAGCCAAAAATCTTCCGAATCCATTACAACCCTTATCCAACTATTTAATTTGTATGATAACATTGCACGATACAAAGAAAGACTTAAGGATAAGAGTGACCAGTTAACAACGTTTCGCAATGCTCGAAAATATGAATTTATCTCCAACTTAGTTGGTGGTAAAAAGCAATTCGAGCTCAACGTCTCAGAAATTAAAAGATTGGAATATGGCTTATCACACCTTCAAGATACTTATCAAGACAACATTTGTTCGGATGACATTGAGAAACATCAGCAAAAACTCCAGCTTAGAAATACTAAGTTGGAGCTAGAAAGTATTCTCCGTGATAAACAAAGACGTCTTAAGCTATTAGATATCAGTATCGAATTTGGTTTATATCCTACTGAATCTGACTTAACAGAGCTTCAGCAATACTTCCCTGATACTAATCTCAAGAAATTATATGAAGTTGAGACCTACCACAAAAAATTGGCAACTATTTTAGATTCCGAATTCTCAACCGAACGTGAATCCCTAGTAGGTGAGATTGACGAATTAGAGAGTCAATTAGTAACTCTAAACCAAGAACTTCAAGAACTAGGAAGCATCCCAAATCTTTCAACTGAGTTCTTAGAAAACTACTCTAAACTAACAGCAACGATCAATGCACTCAAAGAGCAAAACGAAGCCTATCTGAAAGAGTCTGCTTTATCAAAAGAAAAGTCAGAAGCAGACTCTGACTTGAAGCGTAGCACCGAAGATATACTAATAGAGTTAGAAGGAAAAATCAATGCTAAAATGCGAGAGTTCAATAATATTCTGTATCCAGATATTCGCAAAGCCCCTCAAATCAATCTCAAAGCTCATAACAGCTACTCCTTCTACACCCCAGATGATGATGGTACAGGAACTAAGTTCAAAGGGATGATTTTATTTGACCTAACCATGCTCTATCTCACTAACCTGCCAGCACTGGCACACGACTCATTACTCTTGAGTAATATTAGCTACCAAGCAACCGAAGCTCTGTTGAAGCTATATGACCAATCAAAATCACTAAATAAGCAGGTGTTTTTAGCTTTCGATAAAGCAAGCTCATACTCTCCAGAAGCTAATCAACTCTTATTAGAAAATACTGTATTGCGACTCTCTAGTAACGGAAATGAACTCTACGGTATTTCATGGAATAAAGGAGAAAACTCAGATGAAGTTTAGCTACAATAAATTATGGAAACTTCTCATTGATAAAGATTGGACAAAAACAAAGCTTAGACAAGAAGCTGGGATTAGTTCTTCCACGATCGCAAAATTAGGAAAAGGGGAAAATATCACTACTGATATTTTATTGAAAATTTGTATTACACTTGATTGTAAGATTGAAGATATAGTAGAAATTATAGATAATGATGATTAA